CTCCCTCCAGATCAGTCTCCGGGATCTGCCCGCCCTTCTTCTCGGCCCCGCTCCCGGAGTGCTTCAAGCCTCTTTTTGAGGCCCGCGGGCATCTTGAATTCCCGGTCGTAGCGACATCACGTCTTCCTCAGGCATTTCCCTCCATGAGTCTCCGTTGCTTAACTCATTGTCCACGCGGGGAGGGGCACTCCAACTCATGCCTATCCCGCTAAGCATATACGTGCAACCAAATGGTGTCATGGGCTTTTCGCAGCTAATGGATTTGTGGACCCACTTACCGGAACTTCTTGTGCTCTGGTGAGTCTATCGTTGTAATGCCCGTTATATCCAATGAGGAATAAAAGGGACATCTCAACACACCAAAGTCCGAAGTTCTGCGCGTCTCTCATGAGATTGAATGGTACGATTGGATTGCTCGAATCAGGGTCTTCGTCCAAGTTTGGCCGGTTCCGTTTATCACCTGCGACAATAGGTCGATTGCCATGCACCACGCCATGACGAAAATCAGTAAGTATATTAGGTCCATCTGCTATTTTTCCGGGGCAATTAATCCTATAGAAATCCCCATAAAATCTGCATAGATCGCTACTTGGAAGTCGTGTCGCTAGTCTAGCTTTACCTAAAGCTTGGCGTATTCTTTCGGATGCAGGATTCACATTTTCCAAGCAATATCCTGATGCGAGGCGATCCAATGCCATAAATGAGTCAAGCACTGATAAGTTTACCACATGATATATATTGGCTCTGACATAGAATTCTATGATAAGTGCAATCGTTTCTCTCCATTTTGGGTCGTTCCATTTAGGCACGAAGCCTTTGTAGGCTAAATCAAGATCGTAAGCTTCTGAGGGACTCCATCTCCAAATTTCATCCCATTGGCTAATTCTGCCAGTTGCGCAAAGATCTCTGAAGACAATTTTTCCATTCAGCAAGCCGATCATAAATCGCGGGAAACACCATCTTCCTTCTACAAACGATAGGAAGAATCCGAGCAACTTCAGCTGTTCTAATGCCTCCTTGACTTTAAAGGTGCTATTATCCCTCTTCCTCAGCAGACCTACATGAGTAATCGCAAATCCGCCATCTTGTTCTAATTCATCTAGCAACTCCTTTAGATTTTCAACCGCGTCAATGGTAATCTCCCACTTATCGTTGCTCAAGACAATTCGCCTGTTTGATGATCGGCCAGAAGGATACTTGATCCTGGCTCCATAGTAGTCATGCAGATTTACGAGATGAAACTTTAATTCATCACAAAGAAGCTCTTCATCTAACCGTGTTCTAAATGCCAAACCTCCTATATTAACCGTAGGCATCTCTCCACTATGCATACTAAAATGATGCTTCTTTACCCGTACTTCCAAATTAATAGGCGGATTCAGAGGGACATTAAGTATAGCAGATTGGCCGAGTATAGCAGATTGGTCGAAGAAAGCTGCAAGCTGGGACGGAGGTGTTCCTGCAATATGGCTTAGATCAAACCGAATAGACTCGATTGGCGCCCATCGATATACGATGTTGCCCTTTCCAAAAATAAGCCCCACTGACGAAGTTCTCAGTTCCACATCACATTCATCAACCAATGGAACCGGATCATTAGGGTGCTCAGTAAAATATAGCGGTTTAATTGCACTTTCTACCATATAATCATGCTATAGGTGCTAACTACTATATATTAAAGGATTTCGAAAGAAGTGCTATGTTGACCAATGCTTAAATATATGACCACTGAATTAATATATTAAATACAAGATGGTCGATGACTAGAAGCGAATATGAAGATAAGCGAGATTGGTCCGAATACAATGAAAAGCTCGTGCACCATAACACAAGTTTCGAATATCACGGTTGGACAAGCGATGCAGTTCTTCTAAGACATCTCTCTTGAAAGTGAGGGGGTCTTTTGCCTGCTTTCCTATAAGGACATTTAAGTCTCCTTCAGAGGTAAGAGCAAACTGCCTTTATTATCGTCGGAGCGGATTCACCGTTTACATAAAGGTGGGTCGCCCCTGCCGCCGCCCAATACATTAAATTAAGATAATAAACCGTTTTTGCGGCAAGATTTAGAACCTTTTCTTTAGTATGCGGTGCTACGTAGGCTTCCATCGAAGTCATATATGACATAATCTTAAAATCGATATCAGAGCACCCGTTGTTAGTCGTTGATAACGTAGTTGAAAGTGTAAACTCCTGTGCGCTACTAAACGATAACTGAGTATCAGAGAAGAAGTAAACCCTCCATATCCCTATCGGTATTGTCAAGGATAAGCTGCCCACGTTATACCATGCCTGAACAGTCGGATTCTGTTGATCTTTCAAAGTTGCATCTACCAGTTGCACCGTCCACTTATTGGGGTCTAGCGGGAAGCCGGCCGGGGCCTTCATCATGCTGTAATAGGGGTTAGATATGGTGCCGCTAGATAGCGTATAATCCGTCCCGCCGTAAACAGTTATGGTGGTATTTGGATTGAAATATGAAACGGCAGTAATGATAAAATACTTTGTGGTCGATGAATGCGTTAGCTTTAAGCGCATGCCAGGGTAATATTTCGTTCTTTTGTCACCTGCAATGGTGAACGTGAATGTCGGAGCATCGGCCGAGAGATAAGTCCAAGTCTCCCCAGCCGGTATCCATCCGTCTGGCAAAGGATAACCCCATGATCCATCTCCGAGAAGAGCCTTAACGGCATCATTAGGGGCCTTCGGGCAGAGACCATGTGCCGACGTGTTCACATTGAGGTTAGTATTATCAGTCGGTGCAGCTAACTCGTCCAGTCTTGTATATACTCCACCGGACCACGCAAAACACGACCAATACTCATCATCGCTGCCATCTCTTGGTGGCGTATGACCTATGTTATCGTCCTGGAGTGAATAGTAACCATATCCTTCAGCAGACCGCACGCCATCGTTCAGGGCATATACTGTGGATTCACTATACAGCCCGCGCCAGTTCATCACCCCACCGGGGATACCCTGCGGACCTTGCTCCCCCTGGATACCCTGCGGGCCTGGGCTGCCTTGACAAAATAATGACCAATAAGATGCCCATAATCCACCAACCCCCGGTTCTGTATCACTACTCGATACATGCGGAGCGGTGCATATATAAGAAATGCCTCCCTGGTTGATGGTATCTCCAATAGCATAATCCACTCCAGTAGCCCAGTTCCCTCTCCAATTGATTATCGTGCCTTCATTTCGCAGAATATATTTACTCCTCATCGAAATCTACCTCACAGATATGCGCAAACTGCTCTGATTACTGTTGGAGTCCCTGGCGGCCCACTCTACCCTGTGGCAAAAGGAATGAATACGTCTCCCCAGTCTGCACCTACACCAGGTTCATAGTTGGCTGCCGCAGTATGCACCTTCCAGGAGTAGTACGCATCTCCACCATGTCGGATGATCTCTCCGATAGCAAAATCCCGTCCTAATGCCCAGTCAAACGGATCATGGAGCTGGATCAGTACGCCCTCAATCCGCCGATAGTATTTTTCAAGAATCTGCATGATTCATACCCAGAATAGATCGCGATATGAGGCGAGGATCGATCTCGCCGTTCCGGTGCCTTCCAGCCTGGCCACAAAGCTATCTCCTGGGTCTTCTTTCGGAACCTGTGACTCAGCCAGATACCGATATGCCTCAGCATATATCGATGATAGCGTGATGCTATCGGATGATCCGCAGACTATGCCAAAATAGATATCAGTCAGTCCCCGACAGTCGGGCAGATGGATGATGTTCCGGCCAACTTTCAGGCTGCTTGTAACTGTCGCTAGATCAGATAGATTCGATAGCTGCCCCCATTTTATGGCTGGCGATCCTGTTATGGCCGTCACATATGGCTCGATCACAGGATTCCCACGGAGCGGAAGAGGCCCCATCATCGGAAATATTAGCTTTCCTGAGTTGCCGATGGTGAGTAGATTGGAATTGATCGATCCCCCAGAGCAGTATGTGCTCCCCCAGACATCTCCCTGCAGTCTGGCATAGGTGCATCCAAACGTATTCCCATATATATGCCGGACGTTGCCCCAGCCGTCCACCTCTAGCAGATCATTTCTCATCATTTTGCTGCATATCGATATTTGCTTATCGGTCTCCACTGACGATCCTGGCGGCGTCAGCCTGAACTTGAGGTTCTGGATGTAATCAGAGTATCCTCCGCCCATGACTCCGAGGTAGTCCAGTCCTGATGCACGGTGGCCGTTATTGGTAAATGTCGTGGAGATTCGCGGAAGGCTCACGTTCTGCTGATATGGAAATAGCCATTGATCGGGGCCATATACCCATGCCTCGCGGGCCTTGATTGTGGCTCTGGCCTTGTAGAACGTCGTCCAGACTCCATTGATCCATGCCTCTTCCGGTTTTAGGACCTCGGCGTGTGCAAACTTTAGATAGACGCATCGATCTGCCCTCCGTGGGTAGAACTCGGCGTCTTCAGGAGCATTGTTCACCAGGTCCATGAAGGTATCCAGGTCTTCCTCGGAGAGAAACCTGAAATCCACGGTCCAAGTTCTCGGATTCCGGCCACCATGATAGACATCGCCGTAATCGTACATCGGCCTGGCTATCTCCTCTACCTTGAGGTCACCGCCTTTGGGTTCATTCATGCCCGATGCCTGGACTACATCAGTACAGATCAGGCCGAATATCTCCGTGTAGATCTCCGAGTTTGTCATCTCTTCAGCCGCTCCTCGACGTTTTCCACAATCTTCTGCATATCCGCAGCCAAAGCGGCAAGAGCTTCAGCTCTGGCCTTTTGGTTGGCCTCTTTCTCAGCCTCCCACATTTCCAGGTCGTCCGTCATATCGAATACCTGATCTATGCGGAGCATTTCCTGGCCGGAGGCGATCACCTGCATGATCTCATCCACAGATCTAAGCTTCGGGGCCGGAGATACAAGAATGATGTCAGCCAGGCTTTTTTCCGTAGGATAGGTGGCGAGTATCCTGGCGTGGGCCTTCAGGAGAGGCGCTGCAGGCTCATCTGGTAAGATCGGCAGGACTCCGTCGGGCATTTTCACTCGTAAACTCATGCAAACACCACCCTCCTCCATGCATGAAGCGTGACTGTGATATCCTGGGCACCTGGATTTGAACTCCAGTTTCTCCTTACTTTACAATAAATTTTTAAATTTGTTTGGGCATGCCCAAAATCAATATACGGAGTCATATCGATACCTGAAACAGTATCCCCTAGGACATAGTGGTTGAAGTACCCATTTTGGAGCGTACCACCCAGATCTACCAAGAGTACCGCCTCTTCCTGCCAGATGCCCGTCGCCAGGCGGATTGATATGTCCATTGTCACTCGGCAATTGTTGTCTGGATTATTCACCTTTGATGGAATCGTGAAGCTTCCCGCAGAGAACGGAGTACCCCACCCGGACGTAGGATCACCTATGGTGATCTTACCGCTGCTTGAAATCGAATTGCCGCATTCAGTAAAATACTGATCAAGCAGTACGTTCTCAAGATCCTTTTTGGCGTTGAAAGCATCGATCTCGTCCTGCACTCTCCGGCCCAGCTCCAGTCCGACCTTCCCGGATGGATAGAGCTGGACACTCTGGACCTGCAGGACCCTGGCAACGCTCTCATCTGCCAGCCAGAGACGGGCATAGTCGCCGGGCCGCGGCCTGGGCCAGATTCTTCCCACAACCTGATATCTGGTATCTGCCTGCCTGTCAGCATATTGAGAGGCTACCATCTTCTTTAGAATACCGCCATTATCCATGAATCCATTCTCTACGTTCAGGGTTTCCTCGAACCAGGGGCCTTTCCAGCTCAGATCCATGACGGAATACTTCTGCTGGCAGTCCCTCGATCCGTATCCCTGGCCGATGATGCAATGCGGGTGTGGGACACCTGCAGTCTCTATGATCAGGCTATTCAGATCTGGCTCGTACAGATCAACAATAGGATTGGGCTGTGTCATGGTGCCTCATTGATTGCATCGAAATAGGTATGGTCAGCCTCATACCGCCAGTGTGGGGTCAAGCCCAGCGTCTCTGCTAAATTCACGAGAAAATCTCCCCAGCAGTTCACGTTCATCTGAATATTCCCGTCTATTGGTATGCTGGCCGCATCATGATCTATGTTTCCTCTTCGGATGCCTGTATCAAAGGCATTCAGGGCCGAGATATGCAGAAAATATGATGCCATATAGGTAGTCCAATCAAACTGAATATACAGGTCCAAGGCATCCGCATAGGCTGAGTTTAGGTTGGCCAGACACTCAGAGATCGAGCCTTTACGTGGAAAATAGAGGCCTTCAACATAGATAGGTGCCGTCCCCAGGCGGCTATTCGTCCCGCCTCCTACCAGTTTAAAACACCAGTTTGGATATGTGACATTGTAAACAGGCCAGATGGTCTGCGGTATGGCGGAATTCATCAGAAATATAGCTCCAGAGTTGTGGACTACGCTCCAATAATCCGGTGTCTGCGACGGAGCTCCATCCTCGAAGATATGTGTTATCCGAATTTCAGAGGCCCCCAGCGTTTGGCTTCCCGATCCAGTCCAGCCATGCCTGGGGCTGTACCTGTGCCAGGCCAGCTCCTCCTCGCCCCGGCACTGGATTGTGATCTTCTCGCCCTGGCGCTTCATGTAGTAGACATAGCCACGGAAGTAATACTGGCCATCCTCCGAGAGGAATATGCGGGCGTACGGCCGGACGGGAACCTCTATGCGGCCTGTGAAGTTGAACGTAGAATAGCGATGGGCGTCCACGGGTCGATTGGGAGCCTCGGCGTTTACATCAACGATCACCGGAGCGCTCTGCCCTGGATTGAGGACTTCCATCTGCATCATAGCTCATAGCCCCTGTACGGCATTGTAGATCGCCCTCATTATGCCCTCTTTGTGCGCCTCAAGCACTGCTTCCAGATCATCCACACCGTAGACCGGGGCATTGATATTCAGAGGTGCATCAATCTTGATCTGCGGCTGAGATGTAGTAATGCTCCCAAACCTGGCTATGGCCTGATCAATGCCACCTATCCACTCCCCACCAGGCCGATCTCCCACAACCGCCAACGTGGGCCTCGGCACATACACGTCACCCGAGGCGAATGTTGGCAGCCAGTATATACCGCCCGACATGCCGCCGGTCTCCGGCGTGAAGCTGCCTGTATATCCAGAGTACGCCCCCGAGTACGGATTATAGCCGCCACCGTAACCGCCTCCGCCCCCTACTTCCTGGACATAGACCAGCTTCGTCACAGGCCGGCTGGCTGCGGCATCGATAGCGGCGATGGCCGACATGGCCGTGCTGTCATCTACCTGAATCGGTATCTTCTGCTCTTCTGTCGCCTTGTCCTTGAACTCGTCTAGCTGTGAATCGGCCTGAGAAGTATCCAGAACAGCAGGGAATGTAATTGTCTCCTCGGATTTCCCCAGGTACTCCTCCATCTCTGCCTTCCATTTCGACATCGAACCAAGCTCGACAGGCGCGGGATGATAGGCCCCCCGCTCGTATTCGGTTTCAAGGAAGGCCTTGTAATCCGCGGTGTTTCCTATGAAACTGGTGAGGCCCAGCCCCATCTCACCCCATCCCTTCTCTTGGGCGATCCCGAATTCACTCATGGCCTCGCACATGTCAGAGGTATTCTCGGCGGTCTTGCTGAGAAGGTTATTGCTTTGGTCTATGCTATTCTTAATCCCATCAGTATTACCTACCAGCTTGTTTATTTCACCGAAAGCATCTACCTGGCCAGTTAAAAATCGGCTGAGTTGCCATGTTAACTCTTTATTGTTGGCATCGAGAGTATCATACTGCCCCAATAAAAACGTGTACCAACTATATAATGTCTGATAATCTTCTGTGCCCCATGCCGGCGCCATACCCTTTTCTGCATAGCTTCCAATCCATGAAGCGAATTCGGATTGAGCATATTTGGTATATTTCTCTGGATCGTAGATACCCAGCTCACTAAGCTTAATTTTTAATTCCGTCCCGGATAAATCTCGCACAGCCGCCAGCACCTGCTGATAAAGGGGCTGAGTGTCGGCCTCGATCTTGACGGTTAGTGGATTCTCCGCCAGGTAGGTATCTAGTCTTGATACAGATCTTTCAAGCTCTGCCCTGGCATTCTCATCATCGGGATCAAGCAGCACTTTGGCCTTGGCAGCCTCAACGGACTCTATGGTGTCCTTCAGAGCCTCCAAGTAGGCTATAGCATTGTCTGCTCCTTGTTTCTTAGCTTCGGCAGGATCATAGAGTTTGAGCTGCCGGATGGCTGACAGCCTAGAATCTATTGTAGCGGTATCTGGGACAATCCCTTCGGCGAATGCAGTACCTACATCTTCGCCGGCGCCTTCCATCTCAGTCCTGAGGTTCTTCGCAAAATCGAGATACACATCAGTTGTTACTGTAGTTTCTTGACTGAGCCTCCACTGAGCCGCCTGAAGTGGCTTGTTAGCCAGATCCAGTGCAGTCCCCCTGTCGGCGCTTAGTCCGGCTTCATTGAGCATCGAGAGAACGATATCTGCTCGCGGGGTGGTGTCGAAGTTATCCACCGATCTCTTGATGCCGGTATCTTTGCCATTGACGCGTAGTGTATATGTGCTGCCCTGCGCGGCCACATCGTGGCGGATACCGACTTCTATACCCGCTATAGTAGCAGTTGTCGACCACCCGCCGCTCTTCCAAGACTCTCTACCCGTGCCAGTGATGAGCGGCGTGGTCCTTCCAGCCATTGCCTCGCCCAAGGCGGTTGCCGTCCCTGTCTGTATTCCCTGGCTCTGGAGCTGCTCTACCCAGGACCAATATGCAGTATCCAGGCCACTCTCTGCCCCAGCACTCACGGCGGATGCGGTGGCTTTCTCTAATCCATCCTTTGCCTTCTCAGCACCTTTCTCCATTCCTTTCTCGGTGCCGTCGGCGGTTGCTTCTTCGGTCTTCCAACCCAGCTCTTTGGCTGCCCGATCATAGACGTTGCTGAAGAATCCGGTGACACCCGACACAGCACCACCCACAGACTCGGCCGCCCCGCCCAGGCCCAGGGATTCGGTCACTCCTGAGAACATCGATCCTAGTTTCTCGGTGACGCCAGATATGGCCGACGGAATAGCACCAGAGAGCCACGAGGCGATGCCGCTGAGTGTATCGGATGCCTTGTCTTTTAGAGAGTCGAAAGCGTCTCCGACCTTCTCCACGTATCCAGACAGTGTCTGGATTGTGGACGAGCTGGTGGTTACATTGGTCAGCTCGTCCTTGAATGCGGTTACGAAGGCCTTTCCTGTCTGGAATGCGGTATTAACTGCGGAGGTGGAACTCACCAGGCCGGATAATGTCATGCCGCCCAGCGTACTGACGCCGGAGGCGAGCATGGAGACTGCTTCGGTAGCTGGGCTGATTGCTGTAGTGAACGGCTCCCATAAGTTCTCGCCTATGGCACGGATGCCATTGAACGTGCCCGTCAGAGACGTCAACACTGGTGTCAGCGTTGAATTGATCGGTCCACCTATGTCGCTCAGGATCGCAGAAATGGAGTTCTTCAGCACCTGGAATGAGGCCTGCGCTGTGTTTGCCCCGGCAGCGAACGACTGACCTATGGATGTGCCCTGCTCTCCAGCGGCCACGGTATCCTCGATGGCCTGCCGCCATTCCTCTGTGTGGCCGACCATCTTGACAAGGGTATCCATGCCATAGGACCCGCCAAGAGCCTTGGCCGTCTCCTGGACTTTATCCGCTGGCAAAGCTTCCATAGCAGATCCGATTCGGAGGAGTGTATCGGATGGATCGGTGCTCATCGCCCGCATAAACTCTTCTGTGGATATGCCGAGGAGCTCAGAGGCGGCAGCCTGGCTGTCGGTATTCGTGGTGAGCTGCGTTAACAGGCTATCAAAGCTACCTGCTGCCCTCTCGGCACTCGGAAACACCGACGAGAGCATCCCGCCCCAACCGGCAACTTCGTAGGCGCTGCCCCCTAACGTGGACATCGAGCCAGCCACGCGCGTCGAGAAGTCCAAGACGTCCTTCTCTGTGGCATTGAAGTTGTTGCCCACATAGTCAACTGCCGATCCCATCTTTCGGGCAAACTCGGCGGAATCGGTAGCACCTTCTGGGAGGCTCTTGAGCTGGCCTTTGATCTTGCCCATCGCCGTGGCAGCTTCTTCAGCAGGAATCTCAAAGGCGGACCCCATCTCGATGGCGACCTCTGTGAATCCTGCGATGCTGCTCCGTTCGATTCCCAGAGATCCTGCAGCCGCGGCAACAGACTGCAATGATTCGGCGGTTGTCGGCAGAGTCGTATAGAGATTCTTCAGTCCAGAATCCAGCTCGGCATATGCCACAGTGCCTTTCTCGATGCCGGTGGTCTTGCTAATCCGGCTCAGTCCAGCCTCCCACTCCATCGCAGATCGAGATGCAGCGGAGCCAATCATGGCCGCACCGGCGACCGCTGCCGTGGCCGCTATGCCAGTCGGACCGAGAGCAGTAGCTATAGTTGATGCAGCACCTCCCAGGCTGCCCAGTGGTGCGGTGATGCCGGAGACAAGATCAGATCCTACCGTTCGGCCTACGTCCTTCCAGTTGCCTGTTGTGGCTTTGGTCAGGCCGGACTTGAACTGCCCCTCGATGCCGGAGACCGCTGTGGTCGCCTGGCTCCGAGCCTGGTTCAGAGCAGATGTGAGGCCAGATATGTCGCCATCTATTACCGCTGTGACTCTGCCGACTTCAGTCATAGTTTCATGTCCAGGAATTGTATCTTTCTATGTATTCTTCCGATGTGGTCTCTTGCGACTGCTCTTCTGGCTTCCGATAGAACTCCTCCCACATTGGCAGTCCTTCAGTGTACCATGTTGCCACAGCCACCGCAGCCACATAGCCGGAATAGGCAGCCATCTCTCTGTCCCATGCCTGCTGCTTCAAGTGATGGGCATAGAGGGCGTTCAGCTCGTTGACTGTGAGCGAAAAAAAGACTTGAGGGAGCAGACCTAGCTCGACGTAGGCGATCTTGTAGGCTGACTGCCAGAAGGCGTCTTCAGGCTGGCTATCTTCTTCTGGTCCTCCGCCAGCTCGATCCTGGCTATCTCTACCTTCGCCTCCTGCTTCTCCCTGTTGATCCTCCTGATCTCCTCCTCCCTGGCTAGGTTCTCCTCCCAATCCGAGAGAGAAGAAGGGTCGCTTGCGACGAGATAGGCTCTGTATATCTGCCTCTGGAGCTCCTCCAGAGAGCCACCTCTCTCAAGGTAGGCATCTATGGCATGGGCAGCCTCAGATGGCGTATCCTTGCCATCCAGAGCAGATAATCCTGTGGACGCGCCGATGGCCGCCTCCATGATGTCTGAGATTCGAAGGAAGTTGGCAAGCACAAATCCGGCATGCATCGGGATGTTTGCCACGGCCCGGCCCTTCTCATCCCGCACATCCAGGCGCTTCAGGATCTCCCTGGCTCGCTTCTCAAAGGTCTTGATAGCTCCGAATGTCCATTTGAGTTCTCGTGTCTCATCCATGTCCAGTATTATTGCTTCTGTCATCGATTTTACACCTATTATGAAAAATATAATTTGGAGCAGGCTGGGCCTACTCCAGGTAGATCTCGCCCTGGCCCTTCACGGTCAGGTTCTGTTTCTGGGCATCGTTCACGGCTGCCAGGATATTCTCGATGCTCTGTAGAACTCCCTTCCCGATAGCGAATGGAGTGGTGCATCCTACAGCGTAGAACTTCCACAGAGAAGGCTGCTTGAACTCGGTGAGAGGCACGTCGCCATTGTAGTAGTAGTGCGAGGCAGTCAGCTCCCAGGATGCATTGCCTATAATGGAGCTTGCCCATCCTGCGTCGTCGCAGCTTGTGGTGTCGATCTCCTTGCCGTCGATCTTGATCTTGCCATCGAACAGGCCCATGACCTTCTGCAAGGCATACTCTGACCGCCTGGTTCCAGTAGCGGTGATCGTGTGTCCTGACATCGATGAGCTGAACGTCACCGAGCCATTCAAGTAGCTTACTGTGAAGCCGGAGGTCACTGGTGAGCCGTCACTGTAGATGGTAAGAGGTTTGGTTTCATCCCAGTAGCGGCTTCCTGCAGCTGCCTGATAGGTCAGATGATCGCCGGAGTCGACTAGCGTAATGCCTGTGAATGCCACACCATATGCTGCAGTGGTTTGCGTGAAGGCTCCAGGCACGCCAGACCCATCCGACCCGGGAGACAGCCTGCCGAGGAACAGCAGTTTTGCGGATGCATCTGCATTTACAGCATTTATGATTTGCAGGGTGGTGCTTGTGGCTATGCCACTCGCGTTTGTGGCGCTGTTGACCGTAACCACATTGCTCGCCACAGATACAGACAGTGGTGTGTTGTTCCCCGCGACCACTATCTTGATGGCTGGCATCGGGCTGGTCTGCAGGGCCACGAAACAGCAGCCTTTGTTTCCGGTCTGTTCGATCACGACATAGGGCCTAGATTCATCCCGAAAAAGAGCGGCTGAGAGGCCGCTCACTGAAGATGTCATGATCCGGCCTCAAGGCAGCTCAGAGAGAGCGCCGGAGCCCTTCAGGGTGAAGTCTACCTTCTGCTGGGTGTTTGTCCCCGCGAGCGTATAGCTGCCCGACATCACATAGCACGCACCAGAAAAGCCCTTTGGGCTGGAGAGTGGAGTGCCGCTCTGTAGGATCTTGACGTACATGACGCTTCTCCCCAGCAGTGCGGTCTTGATGATGCCATAGGCGGAGTCTGTCAGGATCAGGTTGTTTGTGACGGTAACCTCCCAACTGCCCGCTCCCATGATGGACGATCCCCAGCCGGAATCATCGACGTTGCTTGTGTCGATCTCCTTTCCATCGATCTTAATCTTTGCATCTGACACCTCTGCCAGCTTTACAAACGTGCCGTTGGACGTGGCACATACCCAGAGAGACCCGGACATTCCAGAATTTGCATTGGTCATTTCTTACTCATCTCCTGCATGGGGGTTGCCCCAAACTGTTTTATGATAAAAATGTAAAACCATTATTTGAAAATATAATCTGATAAAATTTTATTCTTCGGTGATTGTTAGAGAGGTTATTGGTATCATTATCCGAACACCTTGAACTCAACTACAAACTTGTGCCGGCCGTCATCCAATTGACCGAGGTAGATAGGCGTCGACCTGGCAGCCCGGATTACCTGCCGGATTGTGCTTTTCTTCAGACTGAAATAGTTCCGGATAGACTCTGCCTTCGTCTCGGCTGCAGCAAGATTCCTGTCCACCAGGTAGACCTGTATGCCGGGTCGGGGTGTGGAGCTGTCCACCGACTCCAGGGGCGGCTCCCCGCCGGTGAGCATCACCATGATCTGGGCCGGAGGAGAAGGCCTGATCTGCCATGCGAATATGTCCGTCCCCAACGATGTCGCATATCCAGCCGCGATGATCGCTGAGATCATATCGGCTACGAGGGATGTCATCTCAATGCTCCGGCCACCTTCCGCTGCACCTTATCCTGGAGGGCTCCCTGCGCATCGTTAAATGCGTCCTCCAGCCATTTCGCCTTTCCTGATGGGTGGTTTAGGGTGAGGTCCTCATGCTGTCTGAGGGTGTAGGGAGCTGCTGCACCACCGTATCCGATCTCGACCTGATCATCTGCCCGCAGGACAGCGTGAGTCCCCTTCATCGTTCCGGAGTCCGTGGGGCAGCTCTCATCTGCCGCCGGCAGCACGTCTACGCGCGCCCACTCCTCTGCGCCGTCCATGGCTGCTTTCTTGGCTGCGGCAATGATCTGATCCTGATTCCACTGTACTCTTGGCATTCTATTCATGCTCCGCGAATTGTTTTGTTTCCAAGATCGTAGTACGTGGTGTTATCACGCCACAATGTACCATTTTCGTCAGGCATCCATCCGGGCGGGGCTATGTAGACCGCACCGGGTTCTCCGGACAGATGGACATCTCGATCCATGCTAGCGCAGAAGTACAGCCAGTCCTCCGGCGTCTTGGGCGGTTCGGTGACGTTGTAGTGCCTCCAGACGGTGAGGTTACCAAACCCTCTTATGGATTCTTCAGTGGCCGGTTTACCGTTACCATCCAAGGCATAGAAGTTCGCATGCCATACCTTATTCTGGCCCTCGATATTGAACGTCATATCAAAGCTCGTTGTGCCATCCTCGTCTGACACCTTCCAGGTCTCAACGGCCCCAGCGAAAGCTCCTGATATCTGGTCTACAAAGACTCTCGATCCCGCGGTTTCGCCTTTGCCTGTAGCGACGAATTTGGTTTTTCGGCTGCCATCACCATTTTCAAGCTCCATCGATGCTGATAATTTTTCATTTTCGTCTGATGTGGTCTTGGTATAACGCAGGTCTACGCCTTCGCTGTTGTTAGCCATCATTCTAACAGCCTGGTTCTGACTGGTGACATCGACATCTATTGTCCCGCTACCTGTATCCCGGCCCTCCATCAGGATGCTTGCATCACCGGAGGTGGCAACCAAGTAAATCATTGCCACGAGACATATGAATGCCAAGATACAAGAAGCATAGAAATATTTTTTTATGTCATCAGGTGTAAAAAGATTTTCCATGTTGCCACCGCGATTAGTTTAGCGGTTCTCGATAGCCGATTTACAGGAATCGAGAGATTCTCTGGTCTTTCCAAGTTCAGACCTAGTTTTCTCAAGCTCCGACCTAGTTTTCTCAAGTTCTGATCGAGTTAGCTGCAATTCATTCTGTAGTCTGATATTTTCTTTTCGCGTTTTCTCAAGCTCGGTTTGAAGTGATACCATCTGGGGCCGGACGTCTTTAAACTTCTTGGCCAGATATACGAACCCACAAAACATTAAGATGCAGAATGCATAGAATCCGACCATCACACCACCGCCTTTGGAACTTTGGACAGGATATCTTGAAGAAATGGAGCCAGATCATTGATATCGGTCCAAGTCTCCTCAAGCATCTGTTTAGTTTCGGTGACCTTCGACATCTCAATCTGCTTGCCGGCAGCCAACTCGACAAAAATCGCATAGACTAGACCCCAACAAGCCCCGAGATCCGTGAATATCTCGGTAACCTTCCTCTTGAGGTTGAAATAGCCATACGTGCCTGCTGCCGCGCAGATGATCACAATCAGATCAATCAGGATTTCAATGTTTAGTGCTATCATTTCGCAGTCCCCCCTATTCTCTGATCAGAGCTCTCCTCGCAGTTCTTTCTGGATGCATAGAGGCTTTCCGGCGTCGAATTCGGATCTCGAGCCATTCCAGATCAGCATACTCAAGGCTCTGCAGTAGCTCATCCCAAAAGTTGACGTCCATATGAGCCTCACGAATAGATAACTTTAGAATACACTTCAGACGGCGACTCTATGTCGTAATCTATGCCCACCGCAAGCACCCGGATCGGCGTGCCATTATAGATGACATTGTCTCTGGCAGTGACAGCCACCGAACCGTCTAAATAGATCTGCATTGTGCTGACGGCAACAGTTCCATCGGCTGTAGTGATGTTCTTTACCTTATGCTGGACGGCGCAGGGGTATGAGACCGCTGTGCCGTATGTATCATCATACCCATCGTTCGACTGAAAGGGAGCGATGGACACGGACTGGGCCATCTCATCGCCGAAGTCCTCAATCATCGTCATATGGCCCAGCCAAGTCTGTGTGCTCTAGTGCTGTTGGATATTCGCTGTCTGCTGTTTTCTCGCTTGCGTCCGGTGTTATGAATGCCATGTCAGCCATGCAAATCCTTTCTTCCAGGGCGGCTACCAGAGATTGATACTGGACGGTGAGGTTGCTGTAGTCGATCTGCCGGTCGCCGATCTTCTTTGTTACCTTGTGGCTGCCGCGGGCCACGAGGGTCCTGGCGCAGCCGAGAGCAGCGAGCAAGACATCGCCTCCGGCCTGAGCCAGCTCATATGCGATCTCTGCGTCCGTGAGCAATGGCCGGCCGCTGTCTGTGTCCTGAATATGGTAGCGGACCTTTTCCGCTGCGGTGTTCGGGCCGGTATAGGTGAACGCCATTCGACGGCCTCAAGTAAATCTCTATGTCCGGTCCCAGTACCAGATGTCAAGCTGGTTGCCGGTCTCGTTGGTCCCTGCCGCCTTGACGAGCTTTTCCGCACCCACCGTATACTCGCTGGTGCGGTCGGTGATGGTGGATATGGATGACTTTGTGGCCTGCGAGTGAACCGAGATCAGCTCATCTCCGACGGCCATGCCGGCGACAGTGACATCGGTTGCAGCAGCAGTGCCGTCGGCCAACACATGCTTCAGGGCAGCGGTCTTGATGGCCACCTTTCCGCTGGACGTACTGATGGTTTTCTCATCAGCGTCCACATCCAACGTCTGGCCCGGGCCGGACTTTAGTCCGAGCCCGGCGCTTCGGTTCAGGAGGCTTCTCGGCCTGTTTGTTGCCATAGTCTAGCCTCAGGTAATCGCTATCGGCACGATGAAGTTGTTAGTATGGATCTCGATGCCGATCCAGCCGCCGATCTCTGCGTACTGGTTCTGGCCGGGCTGCCTCGGATAGTTGGCATCCACGTTGTAGTCCTCCGGGATCACCAGCTCTGCAGCCTGCATGCTCTTCATCACCAGGTAGACATACCCTGCCGGGAAGTAGTCGCTCCTGATCATCCAGGACAGGTCCGTCGCCTGCTTCCCGAAGATCCTGGTGCCGATCTTGTCTGAATAGATCTTTCCCAGGTCGTCCTCCTGGAGCAGGTAGTTCATGTATGCCGGCCGGCCCGCCAGGAACAGCGTTCCAGTCAGCTCCGGATCGATGAAGTTCAGGGCGGCCCGGATATCGTCGTAGGGGTCCATCGTCTTGCTTGTCTCGGAGCCGTCCCAGGCACCATTGTTGTTGATTGTGATGATGCCGTCCCCACCGGATGCTACGATGCTGCCAAGAGAGTTTGCGGTGGCAGCCCCTACCAGGCCGGTAAGGCCGAAGGTGGTGTTGCCATTGATGATGGTGTAGTTCTCGCGCCTCTGGCATTCCATCATGGCTATGCTGACGTTCCGATTCCAGGCGGTGGGGTCAAGCTGCAGCTCGGCCTCGTTCATCAGGATTGCGTTGTCGATCCTGTAGATGGGGAAGAGCACGTCCTTGGCCTTGCTGCCCACCACATCAGGAGCGGTGCCGCCGAGGCTCAGCCGGGCGGTTGATATGCCATCCTGAGCTGCAGTCTTGTCGATTTTCCGCACAATGTCCTTTCGGACTGTTGCAGAGACCCCCGGCCTCTGTTCTACCAGGCTCCTGCCTATGTAGCCGTCCTTGAACCGCTGCTGGAAGACGAGGATGGTCTTCTGCATGTTGAGCAGGACTTCCTGGGGGATTGATGCCCCGTAATTGAGTTCACCTACCATTGATAATCACCTCAAAGGACCCTGGCCTTCACCTGGAAGACCTTGTACACGAGATCGCTGTCAGATACTGTCAGAGCCACGGTCGAGGGCAGCTCCAGGGTTATGACTGTGGATGTCAGGCTCTTGACCCTGTTGAGCATGGCATTGCCGTTTACATCCTCGAGCACGATGTAGTCGCCCTCGGACAGGTTCAGAAGGGCCAGGTTCTGGGCAGTGAACGTGATTGCAGAGTCCCCAATGGCCACGTTACTGGCTGGCGTCTTGTAGCTGGAGCTGGTGATAGTGCACTCCTCCAGGGCCTGGGCAACGGCGGTGTTGACCCTCGTCTCGCCCGCATTGGAGCCTGCCTCGTTCAGGACGCCGATGTAGCTGGCGGCGTTCCCCAGGGGCGCGCACTCGAGGTAGTCTCCATCCTGGATCGATGTGTTGGCTTTGGCAATCACCAGGGCATTGATCTTGGCTCCGCCCCTGGCCACCCGGACCACGTCAGGCTTGCCAGATTTGTTGCTGGCCACGTAGAAGCCGTCATAGTCCAGGACCACGTTGTTGGCCGGCTGGACTGAGAAGCCGATCACGCCGCCGGAATTGTCGTCCTTCGTTCCCTTCACAACACCGGCAGCGGACCTGATGAGAGCCACACCGAAGCCAATGTTTGCGCCTGCGACCATTGGATCTATGCCACACGGTCCGGCGTCTATCAGAGTATCTTTGAGCGCTGACATTTAGATCGCCCTCCCCCAGAGCTTATCCTGTTCGGCCTGCAGATCGAATGCCTGGCCGCCTTCGGTACTGGATGACCCTTTGAGCCTCCTCTCCTGGCCAGGCTGGACGAACTTATCCGCGTTCTCGACTACCCAACCAGCCGGATCCTTCTGGTAGGCCTCGAACAGCTCTTTGGCCTTCTCAGTATATCCGGGCTTGAGCTTGGATGCAAACGATTCCAGGACTGCAGCATCCTGTGCCGCCTTCTGGGATTCTTTCAGAGCCTGTACCTCGCCCTCGAGAGCCGCGTTCTTCTGCTCCAGGGCAGCGTTCTGTTCCTTGAGAGGCCTGATAGCCTCTTCTATCATCTCTTTGATCAGATCTTCTTCCATGGTTGCTCCTCCTGGAGCAGATGATTGTGATTCGCCGATGCCGGCCTGCTTAGCGAGCGATGCCAGCTTTTTCTTGGCATCAGCCAGCTCCTTGGCAGGTACTCCTTTTAGCTGAGAAATCCGAGCCAGAGCATTGCGAATAGCGTTCTTATTGTAGGTCCCGTCAGGTTCTCTGACTGGGAGCTTACAGTTCGCCTGGATCTTGTCTTTTCCAGGCTCGTTCAAGTCGATCAGGCACGCAGCACAATATGCGTCGGTGTCTTTGTATCGAGAAGCCGATCCATCCCACGGCTTGTCGGTGAAATCGGCTTCAGACTGTGTTTTGCACGCTCCACATTCCATATTGAATCCCGCTCCGTCTTCTGGTGTAACAATGCCGCGTGGGACCATCGAATACTCATAAAACACATACGGCCCCCGCTCGATCGCCTCATAATGGATCGTCTCGCCGTTGCTGTTAACCCACTCCCCTGGCGTCATGTCCAGAGCGCACGCAAATCTCAACGATCCATGAATAGGCTTACGGGACATGATGGCCTCGACCTCCCGGGGGGTGAGGTCGGACTCAAAGAACTGAGTTACGGCGGTGACCTTCTTGCCTTCTGGCCGATTGGCGATATCTGTCAACTGTCCGACCCTCCTGGCGGCAGGCGTCAGATCTTCATGGTTCGTGAGGACTGTGAGACCGTTCAGCCACTTAGAGTCCCTTGAGAACTCCGAGTATTCTCGGAGGACTGGGAATCCCCTACCCGCAAAGACACCTTCGACCAACGGAACCGTCGGACAGAGTATCATTCCACCCTTTCGCTTGAGACCCCTGGATTCAAAAATTACAGCGGCATATCCGATCTCAGATTCTTTCGTCTCCTTCTTTATCACCTTCTTTATCATCGTGATCTCCCTGACACCCTCGACGCATCGGCATAAGTTGTGAAGCTTCGGCGTAACGCTTCCAGAAGATTGATATGCACCATCAGGCAGCCTCCGGCCCTCACCTGCCAGGGCCGAGCACTGCGGGCAGAGTCGCTCGTCTCCGGTGACGATCCTGTAGCCCTCATAGACGTGCGGATCTAAGATGCCCCGCTTGCAGGCGTCTGCAGTCGTCTCATAGAATGCCCGTGCTCCGGCGGTGGTGGCCTCCTGGACTGCAATGTTCCGCGCCCGCTTGTTGAGCAGCTTCGCGGCGTACTTGGCAGCCCGGCGATCGATCTCATCATCTGATATCAGGCCACGCCCCATGAGCCTGGACCGCATCTGTTGCACTGCCTCGGCCCACCGAGGGTCGAGGCCTATGAGCTGTCGGATCTCCCTGGCCTGCTGCTGGTAGGTGACGCCGTCTCTGTAGCCACTGGTGATGATCTCCTTGATTGCCTGGCGCTGGCTTTCGGAGATGTACTTGATCTCCTCGGCACCGTACTCTTTGAGCCACTTGAGGGCATTCGGATCTGTGAGCGTGAAGCTGAGGGAGCTGCCGGCCGCCACCACATCAGCGATATAGGCGGCTGAGATCTCTGAGGCAGCCGGGAAGATCTCCTCTTCCAGGTAGGCCCGGGGGTCGTAGCCCTGCCAGGCCACGGCGTCAGCCACGTCTCCCGGCTCCTGCATGGCAGCGAGACGCCGCTCGATATCCGACCAGTCGGTTTCCTCTATGGTCTTCCGGATGCTCGCCTTGAAGCGATCGTTCAGCTCATCGATCGCCTTGTTCTCGATCCTCTCCAGCTCCTCAGCGTGGCCCATGGTCTACACCGTAGTATTGGATGGGTTCATGACGTTGTTTTTGTTTCCGAAGATCAGGGCGTGCTCGGCTGCAAGAGCCGCTATCTCCTCATCAGTCAGAGGATTTAACCCCTCCAACTGCCTAAACTCGTTGATTGTGATTGCATGAGATCGATAATTTTCCAGGTTCCTCTGGTGCTCTTTTTCCTTATCTGCGGGGCTCCAATCCCACCACGCGAACTCGTCCGCCAGCTCGAACCCATTCCACTCTAGCCACTGTGTCCACAGGTTCTCAAATGGTCGGCCCCACAGCTCTCTCTCCGAGGCGATATGCAGATCGAGCAGGGTCTTTGAGGGGGCAGTGGTAGCGCTGATGGCCTGGGCCGTTACCTCCAGCACATCACGTTTGAAGAAGAAGGCAATGATCTCTTCCCGGAGGTACTTGTCAGCCTCCCAGGGGTTGAGCGGCATAGAGATGGTCGGGTACTCGATCCTCGTTCCCGCAAGAGCCACCTTTCGGTTGACATATGACTGGTTTTCAGCCAGATCATCGCAGTGTTCTATGAGGTCCTGCATCTTGATGGGAATCTTAGCCTGGATCATGGATACGACGTCCCTGGCGTCGATCCGTTCGGTCTCATTTGGGACTGCAACCCTTCGCTCGGCAGTCATGCCGTAGCGCCGCACTTCTTTCCAAGCCTCGATGCTCGGCTGGAGCACCTTGAGGAAGCTGATATCGTCCGGTACGGTCACATCCTCGATGTAGAGGAGGTTGTCAGGGTCAAGCTCCTTGGCTTGGCCGCCCCAGCCCGCGCCGCTCTGGAAGAATCGTGTGGTATCCTGCTTGGCATCGTAGATGATACCCGGGAGGATCTTGTCAGAGAGGTAGTCCTCGCCCACGCCCGATGCAGTGCTGAAGCTCTGAGCCGGTAGGTGCTGGATCTCTGCGAAGTTGAGCCAGTTGCCCTCCTGCATGGTGGCGTACTCTGATATGGCCTGGCGGAATGACCAGCCATCCAGGGCTGCTGCCCGGACCAGACCCAGCGTACCGCACCGGCGGGCCTTTCCTATCCGGCCTATGCGCTTCTCCTGGTTGTGGATCTGGGCCAGGGCCTTCTCGATGGCCGGACCCTGTGTGTCGTCGGATGAATCGATGGGCTGCAGAACGTGATCGAATCCAGAGAAGCATAATCGAGAGAGCCCAGACAGGGACTCCATGACGACGGGAACAGATCGGTTAGCTGCTATGCGCTCGGGGGTGATGGCCGAGCTGCGATCTATCCAGCCCAGAGGCTGACCGAACCGCACCACAGGTGAGCCGGACATGGCCGGAGAGGCAGCTTCCTTCTGCCTCCTAAAGAGTTGATCCAAGAATTTCATGCTCGTCTTCCTTTCAGCCTGGAGGTTCCCCAGCCCACCGGAGATACCGATTCCACAGCAGCGAACGCCAGCATGAGCGCGTCTGCCCGATCGGGGGAATGCAGCCCTCGCCGCTTCATCTCTTCTTTGCTCTCGATCTGGATCTGCCCGCGGCTTGTGAATTTGTATTTGATACTGGATAGCTGGGCAGCCAAGTCCTCATCACCATCTATGGCGATGTCGCCGACCTCGAACCGCTCCCTGAGGCCCCAGAACCACTCGGCCCTGGCGTTCAGGAAGTGCTCAGGATCTGTGGCGGCGAAGCCCGACCTCATCTCGATAGCCGGCTTTCCCTGCTCGTTCAGCCGGTCGTAGACGCCAGCCCCCAGGCCGTCAGCATCTATCCGGGCCTCGGTGGCCTGCGTCTCTTCCAGGGCAGATATGATCCGGCCAGTCGTCTGCATGGTGTCTTCTTGGCGAGTTGTCCTGTGAACCTTGGCTACTGGCCCACGCCGCAGCACAATTACGGTCTCGTCTGCCCCATGCCTTGCGATATCGCAACCCAGGACAACAGGCTCACCATCCGGGAGCTTGCGCATCTGTGCCGCTTCGATCCAAGATAGGGGGATGAGCGTATCGTTCGCCTTGGTGGGGAATTTTCCCAGGACACGAGAGACCCAGAGCGGATTATCTTCGCCTGCCTCAGACCCACCGCACCACTTCAGCCACTTGTCAGCTACCCATTCGGGGGTGATCAGATAGGGAGCAGGAAGATCGCCGGTGATCTTGGCCTTCCAGCTCCCCCTCCTGATGTCATCCAAGGTGATGCCGAAGGCCGTAAAGTTTGGAGTGTCAAAGGCCGAGATGTGGATCTTGACCACGCCGGGCCGCTTGAACATCTCAAAGAATTCGCCGCTACTCTCTGTGGGATTTCCGATGGCCAAAAGGTGAGCATCCTGCGACGTGAGAATGCCATCAATGCCTACCCAGATGTCAGGCTCGATACCAGCAGCCTCATCAGCCACAACGAATATAGCACCTCTGGAGCTGTGGGCCCCCTGGAATCGGTTGGCATCATTTGTGCTCCGGCCCGTCGCAAACCAGTTCGGGCCGAGGTCAAGCCGCGTCTCAAGCATCTTGCCGCCCAGCGGCAATCGGGCCGATCCATGGGCCTGCCGGATTTCCTGCCAGAGGATGTCTCGCACCTGGTCAAATGTGGGAGCCGTCGTGACGGCCCGCGATAATCGATGGCAGAAGACAAACCATAGCACGGCACGAGCTGAAATCCAGCTCTTTCCAGCTGCGTGACAGGATGCCACGGCAACGGATTTGTGGTCTCGGACAGCTCGGAGGATCTCTTTCTGCTTCTCCCAGGGAGCATTTCCGAGTATGTGCTCAACGAACCAAACAGGATCTTCCCGGCAGCGATCAATTATCTTTTCCACTTGCTCCTTTTTCAGCAAGCTCGATCAGCTCCAGAAAACTTTCTGCCAACTTGCTATCTGGATCGTCGCCTGATAGTTCCAGCTCTGCCTTGATGGCCTTTGCAGCCATCTCTGCCGCTTGACTGTGCCAGGCAATGACTTGGCCAGGCGTAGCTTTCCGCTTGCCCTCAGAGGTTTCATACTCATCTCCTGGCATCCAATCCAAATGTTCGAATGCGCGGGCCTTGATCTTCTCGATGAGGTCCAGTGACTTGACGATCTCCACTTTGACCGCATTCCTGCGGGCCTCATGCTTCTGCGCTCGCTCCTCTTTGGACTCAGCTACTAGGTCTTTCAAGTCCCAGACAGCAGCTTTATACCTCCGGATGGTTTTGGCCTTGTCCGGAATACCCAGCCTCTTTGCTATATGTTCCGGACTTTCCTTCTTCTGAAAACCTTCTTCGATCTGGTCAATGTATGCTGCTATCGATTCAAACGCCATTGGACATCATCTGGACAAATTGACAAAAATGGACATTATGCAATTAGTACTCGGCTCTGGAGTCGCCGCCATTGCCGTTATTCATAGATCATGTTACATTTAACACAATATAGATATCCGTGATTGTCCATCTGCAGCTCGCCGCCGCACGGGCATGCATCGAGCCGTAGGACCTCACCACGCGCTGTCATAATTGATATTTCTGGCTTATTATTTATAGGATCGGACAATTCTCTGGCCGACCTTCCTTGCAATCTAATTATTTTTGGCGGCCTCCAGGACCACTGGGAGCGGTTAAATGGTCTGCCATTGTAGATCAATCTGCCAGATTCTTCGGCCACTTGACAGCGAATTTTTAGATGACAGTGTAGAACTCCGCCGTTTAAAATTGGGCGGAATGCCTTATCCCTATGAAGCGACTTTAATTCCGATTCTGTCAGGTCCTCAGAGTAATCCATCCTCCTCAATCTATATGTCTGTGGTCCGATAATATTATCAGAATTTAGACAGTCTATTTGCACCTGCACCTCACCAAGACACATGCGCGTCCCCCCTGCACGATAGATTCTGTCTCGACTTCGCCAGCGTTTTCAAGCCGCCTGACTGCCTGCTGGATCTTTCCAATGGTCCAAGGCCACCTACCCATTTGCTCCTTGGCCTTGCCGAGGAGTTGATAGAGATTTAATCCGGGATTTTCTCGGACCAGAGTCTTGACCTGGTAGTCTGTGAAATTCATCACTGCTTCACCAACTTCTCCAGCCGTCTAGTCCACGCCCGGACGCTGTTCTCTGCGATCTTTCGATCATCTTCCAGACGTTTGATTGCTGTAGAGATGCTCAGCTCTTTTGCCTTCCAGTATTCCAGCTCGTTCTGGGCGAGCTGGATATCCGAGTCCTTCCTGGAGCTCATAGATCGGCCCCCTGCGATCTGAGCCGCACACGCACGGACTGCTCGCCGTAGTAGTAGCCTTCCAGGTTCAGAGCCTCTGAGATCTGCTTCGGGTTCATTCCAGTCCGCCACATATCCCACATCTTCTGGTCCAGCTCGGCGCGGCTGATTGGTACAGGATCGGGCATCTCCTCGTTTGATGAGACTGCATCTGCGTCGGAGTTGATCTGATCTTGGCGACCCATCTCTTTGGGCATCGGGGCATTGTGGGCCATCTCGTCATGGGATTCGGAGGAGCGCTTCTTTCGGATCTCCTGATGGCGTGCCATCACATCGCCTATGGTACAGTCGTGTCCTCTGCTCCGGAGAGCCTCGTGGATCTCTTTGAATTTCACACCCGCATCTCTTTGTGCATCGATGAAATCATCCTCGCTGTGTGGAATCCTCGGGGGTGCTCGGCGGGTGGTTTGCGCTTTCGTGGAGGTGCTTGTCTCGTTCTGAATTGTATCTTGCGTCTCCTTCACAGATTTTTCAACTATTCGGGAATCCCGAATAGTTGGACGCTCTTCAACCATCTGGGTATCCCGGATAGTTGGATCGGAGTGAGCAAGTTCTCCACTCAAAGCTGCATATGCCTCCTTCCTCAGACCTTCGGCCTTTTGATCCTGTTTGTATTTCCAGTAGCGCATCCTCGCAGCCTTCGGAGTGATGTTACCTGCCTCGGCTGCGATAGCCGGCCAGGACCGGCGCTTCCTATCTGGCCCCAGCGACTCCCTGAGCTCCACAACCTTCTCGGTGATCCTCTGGCTCTCTTCAGGATCGTAATATCGAGCCGCCAGGCCTGTCCTCTGTGGGTGGAATCCCTGAGAGAGCTTGATTGCTACGTCGATGTGTCCTCGGATGAGGTTGATCTCGTTCAGCCGGTCGAGCGGAACTGCCCCCTCTGGGGGAAACAGGATTTTCAGAATCTCTGCCTCAGTGCTCATGCTTTGACTCCTTGAATCTGGATATTGACCTCTTCTCCAACATGCGATCGATACCATTCCTCTTTTTGTGGAGGCCATGCTGGCCTAATTGTGGTCCAAAGATAGCCCCCCGTGAGGAGCAGCAGCACCAAGAACTCTTTTCCATGTGAAAGCTCAAAATTCCCAGGCTTCCATCGGAACTTAGTGTCCCACTCGATGAACTCCTTCGAGAGCTGGCTGCGATCTACCTTCAGAACGGCCAGCAGGGTGGTTGGCCTGTCTGGGTCCATCATATCCATTGCAGAGAACGGCATCTTGCAGTACTCGGCAGCGAATTTGATTGTAGCTAAGCCCACTTTCTTCATCTCCAATTTTTATATTTCAACCGTCTTGAGTCTCGGAGACTTGAGACTCCAAGTCTCTCTCTACCCTTCCAACGTTACTAGCTGTTTATATACTATCTTTCAAATCCTTCCCTTCCCTCAACTAATACATACTACTCTACGACATACTTTTACTAGACTTAGTATGTCGCAGTCTGGCTTTTTACCCCCTTCTCTCCATCCGAGTCTCAAGTCTCCGAGACTTGAAATGGAGCTTAACTCATCTGATTTTTTGGTTAAGTGTGATTACCCATCTCGCAGATGAATTCTCGGCCTTCATGACACGAAAGCGATCATCCATCCTACATGCATCTCGCAGGCGAAAGGCTTGAGCTTTCGATATGCCTAGCCTTCCTCCTTTCTGTCCATGTGGTCCATGTAAGTTGCTGATGTACACTCCGCCGTTTGGGCTCTTCCTGAGTAGGCCGAAGAGTTCATCACGAAGCTTCTTCATGCCTTCAGAGTCTCGCCTGGACTCTTCCTTTTCGAGAAGCGGAGCCATCTTTTGGACCTTTTCTTCCAGGGCTTTGATGCGCCGAAGTGCTATCGCCAGGTCCTCAGCCATGCGATTTTGCCACTCTTCTTGAGTCTCAGAGACTTTGATACCAGTCTCAGAGACTTTGTGACCGTCTGCTGATGCTGTATTAGGATTATCACTATCAGCAGGAGCATCAACAGTACCAGAGACTTTGTTACCTTTCTCTGATATCGTTTTTGTATGAACGTTAGCAGTAGGCTTATCTTCGGTCTCAGAGACTTTGTTACCTCTCTCTGGTATCGTTTCTGCTGAACCATTATCCTGAGGTATCATCTCAGTCTCAGAGACTTTGATACCTGCGGCCAATAGCGATAATACTTGGCCGTCTGCCTGACGCGCCTGACCTGTCTCCGTGACCTTGGCCTTGCCTCTGGGCTTCGGCTTGCCTGCGTTCCTGGCCTTAATCTCTGCCCAGCAGGTTGAGCACATGCCGCGCCGCAAGTCCTTCAGGTCTACTTCTTTCTGGCAGCGCGGGCAGATGGCGAGGCTCATTCTCCCTCCAGCTTCTTCTTCCATAGCCAGTCTGGCACAATCACTCGGTCCTGAAGGACCCTGATCTGGGAGCGAGGCAGCCAGTATGTGCGGACCTTGCCGCGCTTCTCGATCCTCAGAAGGATTGCTTTCTCTGTCTTGGACTCTATGCTGATGGACGCCTGGTAGGTGGACTCATCGAGCGTTCTGAACTCGCTTTCTCCGAGCTTGAAGACTTGGCTCATGCCACCCTCTCTTGATAGTCTCGTATAGCGGCTCTGGAGAAGCTATCTGCCTCGCAGAGGTAAGAATATAGCCAGAAGGCAGCGTTCTTCCAGCCTTGGGCATCCTGCGCAGGACTAGAATCGAAGACTATCCCTTTTCCTCGCAGATCCGCTAATGCAGCAGGCTGGAGAGCAGCTATACGCTCTAAGGTTTCCAAGAGACGTGCAGTCACTCTCGTGCCTCCACGCTCGCCCGGCCTACCATGACGCCCAGCGCCAGGGCCATCTTCTCAACATCAGAGAGTCCATCAAGCAGCGCCACAAGTAGCCTCTCCGGGTACTCCAGGCCATCCCCACGGACTCCCCGGGATTCCATGGCCTTCTCTTGGGCCTCTTCATACCGGCGCTCGACCTGGTCCCACTGCTGCTCAGAGAGGCAGAAGGCATCTACGACGGTCAAGGCAAGACCTCCAGCCGGAATAATCCCAGATCCGACTCCCCTGAGTCGCGCCAATATGGCTCGATCTGGGCCTTAAACTCAACATGCTGCCCTGGCTCTGCTGGTATAGGCCCGTGCCAGTGCCACGGCCTGATCCAGGCATGGTCCAGGTGGCCGCCAATCGGCGTCTCCACGTCAGAGAGCAGGATGAACCCCTGCTTGCTCCGGCCTGCATAGCGAGCAGAGAAGCGAGCCCGCGTGATCCCGGCCCGCTGCAGGGCTGCAAGTTCGGGCCTCATGCGCTCGCCCCCGTCGCATTGATCAGCCAGATGCTGTTGTTTCCCTGCAGGATGCTCACGTTAATGGAGTCCCCAATGACGTGGAGCGTATGCAGGCCCGCGCCGGAGCTCTGGCCGGTGATCTGCAGGGTGACCGCCTGGCCGGTGACTGCGAATACCTCTAGGAGAGCAAACGTCAGGATGGCAACCCAGACGGCAATTGCGGCGATCCAAAAGATTGGGTTGTCGCGTATCATACGCTGCACCTCCCGGCCCGGTCCCTGCCCATGATCACGACTCGCTGGCCTACCAGTGGCCTCAGATCTGCCACGAGGTCGGGCGAGATCTCGATCATCATGTTCTCGACCTGGGCTATGCCCTCGCCGAGTCCCCGGAGCACTCCGATGCATATGCCGTTGGCCGGCAGGGCGATAGGTTCAGAGGATTCACTGATGTCAGAAAACCTTATAGCCGCGCAGGCAGATGAACTCATGAGAATCTCGCCTCCGGAGCTGGGCAGGGATTCTCCCTTCCCATTATCGCGGCTTTTCCTTTCTCTGTTATAGTTGCTCGAGCAAGCCTCTTTTCTGATCTCCGGTCTACAGAAATGAGCTGCTGAGCCTCAAGATCAAGCAGGCGTTTATACAGAACGCGTTGGCTGCGTCTATCTAAGAGAGCCTCTGCCGCTCTGGCCAAAGGCTGGCCAGGTCTCTTATCAATCTCCTTCAGGAGCTTGATATCGATCTCATCTAGTTCGGACATCACGCCTTCCCGAGCCAGGGAAAGCGGACTGCATACCCAGCACAAACCTCACAAATAGCAAGGTTATTATCCTTGCAGCGCACGGTAGTATGCAGCCGGGGTTGGTCCTCACAGCCTGCGAAGTTGAGAGGGAACGGCCCTGGCTCTTGATTCTCGTAGCTTTGGCTATCTAAGTTTTCTTTGATTATATCTCTTTTGGTATTCCCAAGATATCGATTCTCGGACATAATATACCTCTACCTAGCGTGCGGGGCGAAAGTGATCATGCTTTCACCCTCGTGTCCTTTTTGCATTTCTGGCAGTGATAGACCTTAACTCTCTGCCCCTCAAATTCACTCACAGTGGAGTATTCAGCCATAGAGCTGCAGTGCTTGCATACGATTGGCTCCTCATCCACTATGCAGAAGCCCTCAGGATCGTCTCCGGTGCTGATGTTCAGCAGGAGCATTAGTGCATACTTTTTCGCTTGAGTTTGCGCTTTGGAGAATGCTTTGTCGGAGGAGTCATATCCCTGCCCGATACCTTCACTCTCGATCAGAGCTCCAGTTTCCGAGTCGATGACGGAGAGGGTGCACTTTGTCGTGACTAACTCCCATACACCTCCCGTCCGGGTAGTGCGCGGTTGGCGGTCCAGTACATCTAGCCGGCAAACTGTCGCGAGCTTTGCCTCGACTAATGCCTGATTGACTTTCCCGATAATGGCATCCGAGGAGACATATTTGTAGCCCTGGTCTGCATTTGCCTTGTCTTTCGGCACCACAGCGCAGGTCTGCATGACTTGGCAGAGCTTCGCTGCCAGCTTCGCGAGGTCCGGGTTGGAATGGCTGCACTGACTGGGATGGCTGTCGCAGAATAGCGGCATGCCATCGAAAGGCGGGTGGTGAGGTATGAACTCCTGCGGTGCGGCCTCTTGCGGCTTCATGATAGTCTGCTGCTTGGCGGCCATAGCTACACCTCCTTGCTGCCATTCAGCCATGCTACCCTCTTGGCAGCGTCTTCTCTCGAGTGGTGATCGCTTTCTGGGTGCCATTCCCCAGAAGGTGAGTAGAATCCCACCGTGAAAAGATGGGGTTCAGATCGGATATAGACGTACATTTCAGGCCACCCTTGCAGCCCTGCGCACCGGCCTATGATGGATCTCCATCCACCGCCTGCTCTCGGCCTCGATCTCGGCGCGGCACTCTGCACTCGCTCCCTCCTCCTCGTAATGGCAGCAGTTCCCACATCTGCGCCAGCCATTTCTGAACTCCACCGGCATCCACTTCTCCCCACAGACGGGGCATCTTTCGTACTCGTGGGATACCAGAAAGGGCTTCATGCTGCGGATGGCCGCGAGGACTGTCTCTGTGCGACGGTCCTCTGGGATCGATTCTATCTGGTCCTGCAGACGTTTCTCGACTGCGATTTTCTTGGATCTGGACATCGACTTTCACCTGCCCTAATGGGCAATAACCTATTATTACCCAACTGTATATAAGTATTTTCCTAATATTTGGAATAAAAAGGAAATAAAGGATAAGTATATATAGTTTAAACCCGTCATGAAGAACTATGCGTGAATATACCACAATAACGGAAATAGATGAGAGGGGTAGAATGTTGATGCCTCTCGCTGTCCGAAAAGCGCTTGGTATCGAGAATAAAAAAGCGCTGCTAGAAATCAGAGTATCATTGGTCGATGCAAAGAAGGAAGAGAGCGAAAACCCTCTGAAGGCCCACGCTCCTGAATTCCTTCTCGCTTCAGCTTGA